TAAATATATCATATTCTGGGATAAAGTCAAGACAAATCGCAGTTACAAACGTATCAAATTCACCCCGTTCTAAAGCGTCTAAATATTTGGCATGTCCAGCGTGTATAATGTTTCTGTCTGATTTTTGAACATTTACCTGTGCGCGCTTGGGGTTTTTAAAGTATAACCCACCGAACTTATACCCGTTTTCGCGAGTATCTGGTCTATCGGTTTTAACAAATAGTCGGGTATCTAGTCGTCGTAGCTTACTTTGAAAATCTGTTAATAACATAGTCGGTTGATTTAATGGTATTAGTGTAAACAATTTAAAGTCGGGGGTAGGCCGAAACCCACCCCCTTCCCTAATTAGAGCAACGAAGTAGCCCTGATTCGGATAACTCGCTTGGAGTTAGCATCTAAGTACTTCACAGCAAAGCCGTGAATCTTATAACCAACTGTAGCAAATTGATCCAGAGGATCAGCAGTACCTGCGGAACCCTGTCTCTTGACAAACATCTTCATTGCATCGCCGTTAAGCTCTACAACTCCGAATGCTTCTTCGCCGATGACGAAAGATGAGCAAACATCTTTTCCAGCATCGCCTTGTCCTACTTCCGTAGGCATTTTGTCAGAAACGAGGAATCGCATTCCGTACATTCTTCCGATTTCTCCGTTAAGAAGAGGCTTGTTATCCACATTTTTGTGAATATCTAACCAGCTTCCACCAGTACTATCTGTCAACAGATCATACTCGGATCGTGGGTGAAGAACGCAGACATAATCACCAGACTCATGTGGTCCAATGAAAGCAGCTTTTTGGCTGATCATTGCTTCCACTAACTCTTTGTGACTTAGTACAGCAGCTGGGGGAGTTAATCCACCAACTTGCTGCACTGCAGCGCTCATTCGAAGTTCTTGTACAATAAGCTCTTCGATTGTTTTAGATGCTGCGATACCAAAGCGCTCTGATAAATTTTCCAACACAGGATCGATTGCTACGTCTGATAACATATCAGCAACGCGAGCAAACTGTCCGTATTGTTTAATATCAGCAGTTACGCTTGAGGTTTGGAACGCAGTTGCATCTGGGATTTGGCCTTCTGATAATTCGCTACCATAGCTAGTAATAGATGCAGAAGCTGCATTGATTACGTTACCAGTTCCAATTGATGCATATCTTAGCCATTTAACCTGTTTACCATTTCCTTTTGGAAGTCTTTGTTTCTTTCCAAGAGGCATAAGGACTAGACGAGGTTCCAATGTGCTAAGGAGTTTTTTCTCATAATACAGGTGCAGATAATTTGCGTTATCTGATACCTGTGTCGATACCGTTGAGGTATTCGGGTATGAAATAGGCATTTGTTACTCCTAATCGTCAGCTCGGCCTAAAGCTTTCCTCATTTCGTCTAAAGATAGACTTTGAAATGGGACTGCTCTATCGCCTTTCGATACAGCAGATTCAGACTGAGCCCGTTGTTTTTCAGATCGCACAGAAAGACCATCCTTCTGTACGCGCTCAACGGCCTGCTTTGCGTAGTAATCTACGTCTGCTCCACGAGACATCAAGTCTAAAGCTCTTAACACTTTAGCAGAGTTAAGATACTCTGGCTTTACAATGTCTTGCAATTCAGAAGCAAGCTGTTGCATAAGTGGTTCTCGACGGGAGTAGTCTGGATTTTCCTTTTTCTGTTTCCAGTAATATTCAGAGCCTTCGGCTTGAATTTGCTGAATTGTTTGTTGCTTAAGTTTGGTATTCACCGATTGATTTAAGCCTTTAAGCGCTTGCTTAATAGCTTCTTTCGGATCTTCCTCAAACTTTCGCTCAAAGACAGAAAGTGGGTCCACTTCTTCTTCCATCTCAACTACTTTTGGAGGTCGCTGTGTTGGCATCTGCGATTGAGCAATTCGTTCTCGCTCAAGCGATCGATACTGTTCCTCTAACGACTCCCTCTCTTTTCGAGTAGAACCCAATTCAGAAGCGAGCCTTCCGCGTTCTTTTTCAAGCTCACGGTAAGCATGGATAATCTCCAAAGGAGACTTTCCAACGAACTTCTCTGGAATTGCGTTTGCCTCTACCACCGCTTCAGGTTGACCTTGAGTAGAGATCTCAGGGGCCTGTGGCTGTTCTACAGCCTGACTTTCTTGCGAGGTCGCTTGTGGCTGCGCGATTTTCTCGTCTATCATGTTATCCTCCTACAGTTTAGCCCTATTCAGGGGACTGGTTTTTTTGTTCTTCCAAAGCTCTGCCTTCGGCGATCTTATAATCGACAAAGGTCAGAACATTTTGGTAAGCTTTTACGGCTTCTTGGAGGCGCCGAAACTTTTCAAGATCTTGCTCATAAGCAAGTTTCTCTTTTAAATCAATGCAAGTACTCTTTAATAAATTCTCAAGTATTGCCCAACCCGGGGCTACTTTTAACGACTTTAGTAGTAAACCTTCTTCTATAATTCGATTTACCTCTTCGTTTTCGTATTCATCCTTACCAGACAATTCTCCAGTAAGTGGGTCCCAGACTTTTATTTGTTCGTTTTCGTAGAGCATATTATCCTAATCCTAAGCCTGCAAGAGCATCAAGGGTTGGTTGCACACCTAAATCAGGTTGCCCTGCGTTTGGTTGCGGTGCTGCCATACCTTGCTGCTGATTGACGGCTTGCTGTGCTGCCAATTGTTGCATTTGCATTTGTTGTCGTTCTTCAGGACTATTAACAAATCGCTTGATTTGGCGACCTAGTAAAGGTCTCAATAATGCCTCTAGGATTACTTCACTTTTAATCGTGCCGGGCTGACTGCTTTCAACGGCCTGTAAAATCTGAGACACGGTTTGGATTTTTTGAAACTGCCCCTCTGGGCCCCCGGATTCCAATGTCGTCTCAACAAGGAAATCGAAGGCCCTGAAAAATGCGTCTGGCGGTAACTCAACAAATGGATTTGGTGTATTAGGATCTAGTACACGAACCCACTGGTTATTAGTTACAAACTGTCTATTAGTAAGCAGCATTAATTTAGCTACTTGTTTAAAATACATTTCTGCTAGCATTCTAGCTTTTAAGCTAATTCGTGAACTAGCAAAGCTTTGGATAAAGTTAACGCCGGTTGCGGAGCGACCAAACTGCTTACCGAGGTTACTTGCTACAGGTGCTGCATTTACCATCGCGGTAGCGTTTTGGATGTCGTTCTGGATGAACGCCATTTCCTCGCGCGAACCAATTGACGGGTCCATGGGTGGTAAAGGCTTAATCGCATTGATATCATTAGTCCAGATAACCCCATTCGGTCGTGAGAACAAACTCTTAGTATTGATACCTGCCGCACGATCAGCGATCCACATGGGATTAACAGACAAGTTAATATTGTCAAGCCGTGCGTTGCGAAGGGTGTTAGCTTCTTTAATGAGCGACCTAACGGCCATAAGTTCAGGGATTCCATAAAACTCCGATTCGCGCATGTAATTTGGACATGCGACAAAAGGCTTAAACTTATAGTCGTAGAAATTTTGCTCACAACGAAGTACGACGTCACCGTTTGCAATAACGATTATATACTCTTCAAAGTTACCATCTTGATTAAGGTCAAATAAGCCCCAGTATTCCCATACTTCAATAGCCCCTTCATCTTTACGTTGGTAATCGTTATCGTTAAGACGCTCAAACTCATCTTTGTATGAGTCGGAGTAGTAAGGGGTAGACCATGCGTCAAACCCTTTAACCGAGACGCTCATTTCTAGCTCATCGAGGTTTTTATAAAGGGGGTTGTTTTGCAGGCTAACCAAAGTCTTGTATGTACGATGTACGCACCCGCGCATGCTGGCCACGTCGCCGGGACGTTTGATTGACCAGTCTGGAAAAAAGTCGTAAATAGGAATTAGCTCTAGGTCTGGCCCGTCAAATAACACTTCTACTTTAGGCATTTTTACCGACGTCTCAACACCTGACTGCGGGTCAACTTGAGTCATTCGTCGAACAGTTTCTAGTTCTTTATAGCGATAAGGGACCTTTGCAAAGGCTGTCCCATCAAGAAGCATTGCTTTGATAAAAGCAGCTGTCTTAGACTGAAATCCCATTTCTTCAAACTGGTGAATATGGAAATCAGTCATAGCATCTTCGAAAACCGCGTCTTCTGCCCCCTGCCCCTTAAACTGTATAACGCTACCGCCTCTAAAAAAGATATCGACTAACTGCGGAGTCTGGGTTTCAATAATAGTAAAACCAAACGGCAATTTCAAATTAGCGCGTTGCACAAGTGAGCGTGTTGATGGAGACCAGTTTTCATACATTTCACGCGACTGGCGTGCGAGTTCCAAATGCGGATCGCGATAATCATCGCTATTTTTCATAAACGCTCGAACAACACGAATAGCGTGCAATTCTTTTGTTCGTTCCTGCGGCTCGTTTATATCTCTATCAAAAGGATTTTGCATGTGTTACCCTATTATAAACCCAGTTTCGGGATCGATCATATACTCAGCAGGTTCATATGCCCCGTGATCATCGTTGTCCCAAGTTCTAGCACTACTCATCTCTTCTGCTAAAGCTGCGGCCATTACAAGATCATCGTGTGCATCAGCGGTTGCCTGACGTTTAACAGTGCCTCCGCTTTTGCCGGAAATCTGTACAAAGGTTGACATCTCTGATACAAGCTCTTTATCCAAGATTATCAGTTTACCTTCTTTAGCAGCTGACTTGAACTTTTCGGTAATCATTATCTTGGTCTGATTCGTTGTAACAAAGCCGACTTTCTTAGTCGGTTTATTTGTCATCTCGTCTATAGTTGATCTTTTATAGAGATTGCGATAGCCCATTTCTTTCAAAACGTGTAAAACTACATGCCCATGATTATTGGCTTCAACGCATGCCCAAGCATTGTTATAAAATTTCCCAAGCTTGTACAGTTCTCTAGCAAAATCAGCAGGAGCAAGGTCACCCCAAATGCGAGCAACCAACTTGTTAGTCTTGTTGTCTTTAACATAGGCTGCTCCATTGTCTTGTCCTACGCCGCCACTAGGGTCGGCTCCCATTGAGTACGTGTGTGATGGATCTGGCTCTTCCCAGATAGCGATAGCCCCTTTAGGATCATCGTGTATTTCCATCTTGTTACCATCTGCAATTAGATGACCTACAAAAATTGGATCTCGAGTATTGCGGTCTTGCATCTTTAAGATGCTACTTGAGAATACGTTTGCATCCCCGGTTAAGAAGCAGTCCTGATCATTTGTAGGATACTCATTCTCAAAGAGTTCCTCATCTCCTCCGCACTTTGCTTCTATACACCAGCGACGCCAGAAAATATGCGCTTCGTTAATCTTACCTTTGTAGCTAGCTAGTAGCTCCCGCTCTCGGTTAGTAAGTACTGCATCTTCCGGCATGTCCCAATCTTCCGGGTTTTCCGGATAGTGTTTATACCATGGAACAAAGCAGCCTTTGTAAGGAGCAACAGCTCCCTTAGCTCTCCAGCTTTGCCAGAGGCGGTAAAATTCTCCTGAACGCCCAGCAGCGGTTGACTCTAAAGTAATCTCGCCGTTATCTGGTACTCCGTTTAGCGATCCTACGAGCCGGTCTTTTTCGATACGGGCCGCTTCCGAAACGTGCATGAAATGAATCGTTTTACCTCGGAAATCATGAAGTACAAGAATAGAAGACTCCAAGGGACGACCAAGACCATCGCTAGCAAAACTAAGCGCCGTATTAGAGTCGCTTTTTTCCACTGGCTTGTAAAGATGCCCCCAATCACGGATAAACCAATTATAACAGAATTTTGTGATATCGTTAAAAATCGTTTTAACAACTTGCAATTTATGGCACAGAATGCCAGTCCTCATGTTGCTTTCCCAGAGTGCGTAATCTAGGGCTCTGATACAGTTTAGCGTTGTAAAGCCAACCTGTCTGCACTTTAGGATAATGTTTCTATGAGCCTTCGTTTTTAAATACTGCTCTTGTGGCTTATTAGGCACAAAAAACTTTGCTTGCTTAGTAAGCTTGTCTTGCACGCGGTACAGGTTTCTAACCCGCTCTTCGTGTCCTAGCTCTAACATAGCATCCCGAAAGGCCAGCATGCCCCTCTCTGGCCCTTCGAGTTCTGCTATCTGTAAAACCTTTTCGTAGGCTTCTTGAAACTTTTTTGTAAAATGTTTTGCCATTAAAATCCAACACGGTCGATGTCCAAATACGTGTGTGCCTCGTTGCCAAACACAGTTGCACTCCCAGTGCCAGCACTTCTAAAAAACTTTAATTCAACATAGTCGTTAAACTTTAAGTCAACAATTGTGCTGCCTGCTAAACTTAAAGCCATTCCACCAGTAAGATTGTGTGCTTGCTGCAAAATTGCCGTGTTAGCCCCATTTACGGACACGATTAGTGCAGGGTCTGCGTTGTTCCATAGCGAGCCTGCTGGCTGCACCGTAATCTTTGCAGAGATACGATACTTACCCGGTAGTGTAACCTTAAACCGTGTACTAGTTCCAGTACCATAAACTAACTGCTCTGACTGAAACGTAGGAGACGAAAGCCCTAGCACGTCAATTGCACTTGGTGCTACCAGCTGATTTGCTGGAAGATAAAATCTTCCGGTTGCTGGAGTTACAGCAGCTTCTTTGCTAACGCCTTGCTCGTC